TAGAACAGGACCACTTCTTCGTAGCCCTGCAGCAGCGGTAGTACCCGCTGGATTGCTTTCTTTGCCGCAGGTGCCCCGTCAGGGAGAGACACATGAGGCCAGGTGGGCATGGCTACAGCACCTGATGCTGCGTCCAGCTCACCCTCATAAATGGTGATGCGTGTGCCCTTGTCAGGAACAAGATGCTGACCAAACAGCTGGTGATCGACATTCTTGCCTTCCCAGTGAAAAGTCTTATCAATGCTCTTGACCTTGGCAGCACACACGGTGCCACTGTTGTCAAAGTAGTGAAAACGCAGCACGTCCCCATCCTTGTGGATACGGTACTTGCGGCATATTTCTTCAGAGATGCCTCGCTTAGCTAAGCTGACAGGCTGTCCTTGAATCATGACGTTGGGGAAATTTAAGTGGTCGGTCTCGCCATCTGCATGCTCGTATGCCCCACATACGAAGCAGTAAGCATGACCGTCATCATAACGTGCCATGCCATCACTGCTGCCGCACATGGGGCAGGGCTCATGACGAAGGAACTCACTCTCTTGGCTTGAGCCAGTCGAGGGGTATGTCATAGTACGGGCACCATTGGAATCCGTTCTTTTCCGCCCATGCGGCGTAGGTAGTTTTAGAGTTCTTACTGATCTTATTGTATGGCGCTTGGAAGACCAGGCGTACGTCGAGATCAGGGTTGCACTTCTTTACAGCGAGCATCTTGCGACGATCAGCTGGTTTGAAGAAGCCCTTGGTCTCAAGGTAAACGTCCCCAACCTTGAAGTCGGGGGTGTATTTAGCCTCGATGACGTAGTTGAACTTGTCAGGCTCGTAGCCATATTCAACTTTGAGGTTTGTAAGAAGCTCAGCCACCTGTTCTTCCAGGCGACTACGCATCAGAAGTCCTCGTCAACGTTTACAGAAGAGGGAGCAGCCTCAGGATTGGGCTCAGAGGTTTTGAAACCTCGTGTAGTACCAAACAGCTCGGTCGCTTCCTCAGCATCCATATCGCCGCTGTCCTGGACACCAGCACCAGTGTTCAGACTCACAACCTGGATGGCTTTGAGCTTGAGAGAGGTACCGATGTCACCAGCAGGAAGGCAATACGGCTTCTGGATGAAGGCGAGTTTGACCTTAGAACCGCTATACAGCGGAAGGTTAGCATCAGTGATGGCAGTGCCTTCAGTGTCCACGATAACAGGTACAACCTTGTCGCCCTCCTTCCATCGGAACTTGCATTGGTACATACCTTCGCTCACCTCTTCCCAAGGCTCGGGCTTGACGGTGACACGACGAGGGTTTTTGGCTTTGCTTTTAGCCCACTCAAGACCACCCACACGCTCGTCCTCAAGGGCATCAACGATTTCCTTGGGGAGCAGTGCAGTGAGGGTGTGACCGTACTCAGACGGCTTGAGGATAGCTTGGTAGCCATCAAGGACTACAGGTTCTTTAGTGACGTGAGTCGCCATGATGATAGTGGAAAATTAGCAGAAAAAATAGGTGGAGTTTTCAACCACCTCAGGATCTAGTGTGCCGACGATTGGTGGTGGCTCAGCTGCGTTAATAGCTTCACCAAACTTTGATAGCCAGCAGTCCCGTGTGAAGATGTCCGTGTAGGTCTCTCGCACGAGTTGATTGAGTGTTCCCATGTCAGTTGCTCTACAAAGCACCGAGTCATGGATGACTGTGAATGGTCCATTGAATCTCTGAAATGTTTCGTGGAGGATGGACGCATCCAAACTGTGGATCAGATTTGGAGCAGTACTGGACTTGTGACGGGTAGGGCAAGGATCGCCATCACCGACAGACAAGGTGACCTGTGTGGTCCCCAGTAATTGCAGCTTGAGACGTTCTGTCTCTCGCTTGTTCCTTTGCTGATTAACTACAAACCCAGAGGGTGTAGTCCACTCAACTTCAGTAGCACCGCTACGGATGTACTGACCAACATGAGCCTTGATCCAGCGCATGACACGCATGGGACCAGGCACGATTGCATCCATGCTCTGGTAAACAGCACTGACCACCTCACTTATCTGAGACTTCTCAGGCTCGAAGCCTTGCTCAACCAATGCTTCCCTGATGTACCCCCATGAGGATGATCTGGTTGCATTGTATGGGATGGTCATGACTGTTCTCTTAGTGGTTTTCCGTGTCATCCAAGGATGCATCTCAGCAGGGAGATACTTCTTGGCTTCCTCGGCTACCGCTTTGTAAGCGTCAGACGGTCGATCACCAGGACAGACATTGACAAGACTAGCAGTAGATTGATCTTTAGCAAGACCAGCCAAGATCTGTAGCCCAGAACACGTGGCATCAACTGCAACCATCAGACCAGTTGTCTGTTTGTCACACAGGATACAGCAATGGTAGTACTCATGACATGCTGCCATGAATTGCCATGGTTCTTCAACCTTCTCCCACTCAGGGAGATTGTCTATGGGGTCGATAGCGACCTTTGTGATCAAGTCATGGTTCTCACTAACCCACTTCAGGCGTTCAGCCATGGTGGCTTTGTCGAGACCGAAGGTTGTGGCGACCTGAAAGGCCAGCCATGATTCGGACTCAGGAGTAACAAATGACTCATCAGCAAACCTTATGAGGCTTTTACCAAAGTCTGTGTCTTGTGGTGACAAGTAAGCGCAGATAGGGTAGGTTCTTCCCCGATAGTCGAACGACCAGCAGAGATAGTACACCTCATCTTTAAACTTCTCAGCTGCTTCCAACTGAGTTCTTGTTCTCACTGATCGTTTGAAGTTCATTCGATCAGCATTGTATGCCTCTGCCATCATCCTTTTCCAGGCTTGTCTGGCTTCAGCATTGTCATCAATGTCAGGAGGCTTTGGAGGCTTGAATGCCTCAGAGATTGGAATGAACTTACCAACCTTGATCCCCCTTGCTTTGAAGTGCTGTGCTACTTCAAGGACATGACGACTCACACGGTATTTTACCTTCTGAAGCTTGTTCAAAAACTTCAGTGGGATGTCCCCGTGTTTTACTGCACCCTTACCGCGTCGGGTCAGTTCATGACCACGCATCAGCTCATTTGTCAGGTACCCACCAGCCCTCTCGTTGCTCCAATCATTGGGCTCAACAAGCATGGGCCAAGGGATGCCACTGAACATCTCAGCTGTGCTGATCAACTGCTCCCTGATCTCTATGAATTCAGGGGTAGGAACCACACGACACACGGAGCGGCGTCCACGAGTCTCTGTGAGCTTCGTAAACCACCCTGTCGTACCCATGATCCTGTCAAGCACCCAACCACCTAGCGTGGCTCGTGTCTTGACGTGCCATGAAGGCCAGACAATGTCGTGACGATTGAAGATCACACTAGCAATGGAAGTCTTCTGGTGAGTCCCACAAGAATCATGATAGTACTTGTCTTCAATGTATTGCATCAGTTGAGGATGATGCTCTTTGTACCACCTGAACTTACACTCATGCTCCAGGCTAGTGCCAATGGAAACGATGATAGTGGGCAGGAGGTCAGCGTCTCGCTTCATGCTGAACACGAGGTCAAAGGTCATCTTCAGACCAATGGTGGCGATTGCCAGCGATTCCAGATTGTCAAGGTGCTCCGCAACAGGGCGGAAGTATTGACCAGCTTGACCCTTGCGTAGCTTAGCACGGCATGAGTCAATGTCCTCAATGACGCTAGGCAGCGCCGAAGAAATACTCGCCGTACCGTACACGCTTGCTGATGCGTAGCTCTTTTCTTGGAGCCGCTGCAACGATGCGTGCAACCTCTCTTTGCCACAGCTCAACGCTTCGCGTTCCAGTTCGATTTGCTGCTGGATCTCTGAAGGTGTCGCCATAGGCTAGAAAAAGGGAGTATTGTTCTGCGTCGAGTTGGTCGATGTGGGATTGAGTCAGGTCAAACGTCATAAATTCTGCACTGCGGATCGTCTGGATATACCTCACAATAAGATTCCATGTCACTGATTGTTAGGTCAGTGATGTAAAACGTGGGCTCTTCGTGTGTGTATGGATGACATTGAACGTCAAGCTTGCCAACTGCGGCAAGAAGAATCAAGAGAGACTTATCTTCCTTGATGTCGTGAGTGTAGTGGTTTACCTCGCCTGTGTCGTAGTCGACGAAGTAACCTTGTTCGCTGAGCAGGTCAGCTAGATCAGACGGAGTCAGGGCCATCGGCAATAAAGGGAACAGACATGGTGTTGTCAGTCAAGATGAGTAGTTCATCGTCTTGGTCAAGGCATTTCTTTACAAACTTGCGAGCAGCAGATGTTGATCGATATGCCTTTTCCGTAATCTTACCTGTCTCAGATTGAGATCTGATGATACAGACGTAAGCTTCGGGTAGATCCCACATTGATGCAGCTTCAAGAGCGTCATCATGGGTGTATTCAGTGGCCTCATCGGTGGCATCCCACCCCATGACTTCATCGATACGATTCCCGAAGGGATCAGGTCTAGACATAATTGTTACCGAAATGTTCTCATTTGATGTGCAGGTAGTGAATTGCGCTCTTGCATCTTTACATACAGAGCAGTGGGTAGCAAGAAGGCATACGCAACAGCGAAGCCTGCGAGCATGGTCAGCGGTCCTTTGAGCATTGCATGGCAGCGTCGAGGATACGTTGGAACAGTTTGTGATGTGTCACAACCGTGTTCTCAACCTTTGGATCGTAACGTATCCACCATTGGGAATTCAAGGCATCGACCAAGATGTTTAGCTCTTCTTCAGAAAGTGATAGTTGTTTGCGTGCCATAGCGGCGTGGATGATAGTGGAAAACGTGGGGTGCAGCCGCTCTCGCGCTGACACTGCTCTGGCCGCCCCACACGGCGAGTAACGGATCATGCTCCTGTAAGTGAACATGAAGAAGCCCCAGGAGGTTTCTCACGCCCCCTGAGGCTCATTCCCTTGATCAAACAATGCGTGAGGGTCCGCAGCTGATCAAATCGTGCTGTGATGAACAACCCTGTGAGGATAGCACGCCAACACCATGGCTGACTTGCTGCTGTAGCCCCTCAGCTTCCACTTGCGGATCTGATTGAACTCAGTCTTGTTGACGTACACCGTGCGGCGTCGCCATACATACTCAGCCCCAGGAAGGCCAGGGACGTGGACTGTGACAGCGTGGGTGGGCTTACGCATCGGCTTTCTCCAGGTCAGCTTGGATCTCTTTCTCGCGGCTGTCCTGCAGAGCAGAGGCAACCTTGATTTTGTCCCTGACCACTTCGATCATGGACTGAGCGTTGCTGCAAGCAATCGCAGCTTCGACCATACCATCGAAGCATAGATCCTGAGCCCCGCTCCAAGACCAGAAGTGGGTTTCCTGATCTGCACCTGTGCACTCGAGAAGCGCCTCGTCGTACTCTGCCCCCTCACAGTTACCCATGCGGTCCATGGCGAGGTCTTCCAGCTTGTCGAACTGAATGATCTTGCGGATGGCTGCGCGTTGCTTCTGCTTGTATTCAGATGTTTCTTTGTGGTAGCCACGGATGCGCTCCATGATCTCTTTCCATTTGGCGTCATTACGAGACGCCTCGTAGACCTGTTGGTAGTTGACTGCCATGATGGCTCTGCTCTGATGATAGTGGAAAAAGGAGGGAGATCTCCTTAGAGAGCCAACGACCCACCACAGGCGATGACTCAGTAAGGAGATCAATCCCATTGTGTCACGATTCGTAGAGGGAGAACCTACGATCGGCTCGCTGCAATCGGTGGATGAGTCTGGCGTGATCCTTGCGGTCAATGCCATCCCATCGTGACAAGGTGAGCGGTTCTTCTGTACCTTGCAGTGCATCTAGGAGACGCTTGATCTCATGATGCGACATGCTCAACATGGTCTTGGTCTTGGTGCCTTTGGTCAGTGTCATGAGACAATCTCGTTAACGGTGCGTTTAGCTGTGCCATGGGCCATGAAGGCTACGACACAAGTGCGTTTCGCTTGGGAGCAGAGGCCACACTCAGAACATGAGACCTTCCTAGTCTGTGCTGGACAGACCACCACGCGATTTCCAGCCGGTGTGTGGGTAGGAGTGGGCTGGTCATTGCGAACGACTGTAACAGCTGGTAACCCCATCGCCAAGGCATCGTCAGCGCGATCGAGCGATTCCGTCGAGACGTTGACAGTGAAACCCTGACGATTAGCACGTGAGAGAATCGAAACGTTGTGGGCATTGAGCGAATGATGGGTGTAGGTGAATCCCCGTTTGCCAGTGTTCGCAACAACGAGATGACAGACTTTAGCATAGTCAATCAGTCCAGCATTGTGTGGTAGGTCGCCAGCTTGGTTGTGTCGCCATAGCTGTCGCTTGGGTAGCGTCTGGACAAAGTCACAGAGACCCTGCCAGTCGGTGCCACGCTCGCCTGCAGATACCTTGCGCCAGTGTAAGGCTAGAGGTCCTGACTTAGCATAGCAGCCCTTGCCAATGAAAGGGCACGTTGATGGGCACGTAGACTCTTCGGACGTTGTGACCGGAATTGGGCCAGTCTTCGCGTTAGAGCTACGTACAGTGATGTGTACTCGCATAGTCGCGATGATAGTGGA